AAAAGGCATGGAACTGTACAACGGTTCTGAAAGGAAACGCTTCGATGTGCTGTGCGAAAAAAGTGCCGGACGATATTCTGACACGACTCACATCAGAAGTCCTCGGACCAGCAACCGTTGACCGTGATACGGTTATGAGAGCGATTACGCAGATATATGCCGGAAACGGTTATGTCGTTTTCTGCCTGACAGACGGGCGCAAGATTAAAAAAGAATGGCAATATCCTTCTCGTTCCGAAAGTTGGACGGAAGAAATGAAAACGGCTGCCAGCCGAAGAGCCGTTGAGCAAAGGAGGAAAAAATAATGGCACAAGCAAGAGCGGTTACAGTTATTCCGCCGACAATAAATCCACTTACACATATGTCAACAACTACAATGACAAAGAGACGGACTGCGGGATATGCCCGTGTTTCAACGGACAGCGATGAACAGTTCACCAGTTACGAGGCTCAAATCGATTATTACACCCAATACATCAAAAGACATAGCGATTGGGAATTTGTCAAGGTTTACACCGATGAGGGTATTTCGGCAACGAACACAAAACACCGTGACGGATTCAACGAGATGATTGAAGATGCTCTGAACGGCAAAATCGACCTCATCGTTACCAAATCGGTCAGCCGATTTGCACGAAACACGGTGGACAGTTTGGTTACAGTCCGAAAGCTGAAGGAAAAAGGAATCGAGGTGTTCTTTGAAAAGGAAAACATCTACACGCTTGACAGCAAGGGCGAACTGCTCATCACCATTATGTCCTCATTGGCGCAGGAAGAAAGCCGCTCTATTTCCGAAAATGTCACCTGGGGTCAGCGTAAACGCTTCTCGGACGGAAAAGTCAGCCTTCCGTACAAGCACTTTCTCGGATACGAAAAAGGGACAGACGGTTTTCCGAAAATCGTGCCGGAAGAAGCGGCTATCGTCCGCAGAATATACAGCGACTACATGAGTGGGAAAACAAGTTTTACGATTGCGAAAGCCTTAACTGACGAGGGGATTCCGACTCCATCCGGCAAAAAGCAATGGCAATCAAGCACGATTGAAAGCATCCTGACAAATGAAAAATATAAAGGCTCGGCAGTTTTACAAAAGAAATTCACGGTGGATTTCCTTACAAAAAAGATGAAGGTCAACGAGGGTGAAGTTCCGCAGTATGTGGTTGAGCACAGCCATGATGCGATTATTGACCCTCAAGAATGGGAAGCGGTTCAAGCCGAGTTCGGACGCAGAAAAAAGCTCGGAAGGCAGTACAGCGGAAACAGCGTATTCGCCACAAAAATTGTATGCGCTGATTGCGGAGCGTTCTTCGGCTCAAAGGTGTGGCACTCCACTTCAAAATACAAGCGCACCATATGGCAATGCAATCGCAAATTCAAGAATGGCGAAAAATGCAGTACCCCACATTTTGACGAGCAGGATTTGATTACTCGATTTCTTGCGGTCTTTAACAGCCTTATTTCCACCAAAGAAACGCTGCTTGACGACTGCCGAGCAATTCAGACAATGTTAACCGATGTCAGCAGCATCGACACCGAGATAGCGGCACTGATACAGGAAATCGAAGTGATAACCGAGCTCACAAAAAAGTGCATTTCAGAGAACTCGCAGAGTGTTCAAAGCCAAGAGGAATACGCAAGAAAATATAACGCTTATGTTGAACGCTACGAAAAAGCAAAAGCAAAACTTGACCGATTGGAGCAGCAAAAAGCAGAGCGGCTCACAAAAGCAGATGCCATCGGCGGTTTTATGTTCGAGTTATCCGAAAGGAATGAAACGCTTACCGAATTTGATGACCGGCTCTGGTTAACAGTAATCGATAAGGTTACCGCATACCACGATGGACGACTGGTTTTCAAGTTTCAGAACGACTCTGAAATAGAAGGATGAAAAACTACCCTCCGGCAAAGCAAGTCGGAGGGTGTCTGACTTATTCATCAGCATCATCTGGGGATGAGATCACAGACACATCATCAGATTCTTCCGCTTCGTCACCCTGTGCATCGGTTTCTTCATCCTCTTCGAGCATATCATCCATTTGCTCCTCTTCAATGTCTTTGAAGATGGAGTTTTCTTTTGCGTACAGTTTATTTATGAACAGACGATTAGCGTTTGATTTTTTCTTGCCGTTGTATTCGATAATCATCGCTTCGGCAAAACCCATTGAACCGAGCCTTCGTTCCTTTGCTGTCCGTGTGAGTTGCTTTATTGACATTGCGCCGACTTTTTTCTTGAACAGTTCATCATCAAGGCTGTCCCCGTACACAACCACAAGCCTTGTTACAGCATTGAGCATATTGGCGGAAAAGGAATTCTGATCACCTTCAAATGCGCCGATGACAAGACGAAGAACACGGCTTAATGTATGATACCCGTATTTTTTGAATATGTTCACAATCGTTGCAACGGCGCAGATGTTGCCAGGACAGCGTTTATCAGCTATCGTCAACCCATAAGACTCCACCAAATCACGAATCATCAATTCATCGCTGTTTCCGGCTTCAAGGTTTGCAACAAACACTTCATATGGTACAAGCTGTTTGACAAAACGCTGTTGATTTGCGAAAATGTCCGCTTCATGCTCGTAACTCAAATCATCATAAATCATACACCACACGGGGGTTTCGCGTGAGCCGGAAACGGCCGCGACTATTTCAATGGTGTGCTGTCCGTTGAATACATAATTAATGCCATCGCGGCGGCTGACTTTGATGGGATTTATTTGGTATAAGTCGAAAGCGGCGGTGGCTTTTTCAATATGCGATTGGGACAGATTGCGTTGGTATTCCTGATTGGATACCAGGTTTTTTATAGGTATCTGTTCAAAATGCACATTCGGTACATATGCGCTATATTCGTCCATTTAGTCCTCCTTAATTGCCGAAAGCATCTCTGTGATTTTGTTTTGTAAGTCGCTTAATGCCCGCGACAATTTTTGCTTTGCCTGCTTTGACACTATAGTTATGTTTGTTTTCGTGCGAGTTCGCTCTATAAGGCTTCCCCAAGAGGGTATCGTGAGGGTTAAGCCCGTTACCTCTGCATCCGGGTCGAATGCGGGCATAGTTTTTACCGAGGGCGCAGGCACCGATTCGACAGAGGGTGAAATACTAATATCTTGAATTTCACTACGGGTATTCTTATACTGCACAAACGGTTGTTGCATCTCTTCGATTCGTTTGCATACTTTCGCAATCTGTTCCGGCGACAACCGAGACATCTCTACGACATTACTGTGTGATATCTTATATCTGCCGGACAGTATTTTCGGAACGATGTCGGGTGCTTTCTTTCCGAGGAGTTCCAAAGCTCTCGTGTAAATCGCATACTTCTGAACCGTATTATATGAAACATTGTTTTCAACCGCTATTCTTTGCGCGGTGCGATGCCCGGAGGGAATATACCCCTCATCGTCAGCGGATGGTGAATCGGAAGTGGTATCCTCGCTATCACTTGCGGAAAACTGATTTTTACCGTGTTCGTTTCTTCTGCTGTTTACAATTTTTTCTGATTCATACTGCATTCCGATTAAAAACTTCCTTGTTTCCTCTGTAATATTTCGCCGCCCAAGCTGGTGCGCGCAGATCCATGCGATTACGGCTTCACGCGAGTCAAAGTCCATTTCATAAACTTGAAAGCTGATACCGTGTCGCTTACATATTTCATAGCGGTTATGCCCGTCCACTATAATGCCTTCCCATACGATAATAGGGTCGAGACAGCCATCGGACAATATGTTTTCTTCTAATTGAAGATATTCTTTTTTGCTGAGTGGTCTTATAAGATTCTTGAATGTGTTATCGGTTTTCAATGTAGGTGTTGCATTTGATTCCATAACCGCCCACCTCTCACGATTCAATTATCTGTAGCGTTTTTAATGAAAAAACAACTGTCTTTTCCGCAGGAATCACAACACCCGAAAGTCTATATGAATATCCGACATTCAAACCGCTTACTACTTCGCATAATTTACTGATAAACGGGCGGCTGTATATTTCAACCGAATTGTCCGCTCTCAATTGGCGTTCACTTACTCTGTGCGTCTGATCTCCCGATAGCTCATGTTCGACCGAGCGGATGGCTACAGCCATTTCATCCGGGTTCACCAATAGTTGTATGTATTTCGGGTCGCCTATCTGGTGAATGACGGTTTTGTATATCCGTATTCTGAATTTCTTTAAATCCACGGACATTGTTGTTGTTAATGATGGATACTCACTCATTCGTTTTTACCTCCGTCGTTATCAATGTGAGCGGGTAAACTGCTCGTCTGTTCTGTCAACGGGGGAACCGCCGCTGTATCTTCGGATACATTTTCACCTCCGGATGCGGAGCTTTCTTTTATTGCGTAGATAGCGTATCCATCAAAAATGTTTATCTGCATCGACTGCTTATGTTCGTTGTATGGCAAACCGAATTGATTCTGCCAACCCACCGGAAAGACCGGTGTTCTTGAGGTCTTCGGCTTTTCACCTTCCGGGAATGTCCGCTGATAAACCTCGGTCGCCGATAAGTCAAAGGCAATCAGATATTCGCCGTTGGCATGGATGAGTCTGCCGAGCAGCTTATAACGGTAGTTCGGATTCCAATCCATCATTGATACGATTTTCGCATAAAACATTTTACAGGTGATGGCTTTCGGTTTTCGTTTTCCTTTCGACAGATTACACCAAAGATATGAGTCCCTGGCACCTTCCTCACACGGGCGCAGTGCAAGAACTTTTGTTTCTTGATTAACAAGAACCTGAACATAATCGGTATCCGGGAATTTGTTTATACAAGCGGCATTGACGGCGAATTTACAACTGTTGAAAGAGACGGACGGTTCTCGCAGATGAGCGAAAAACTCTCTCCGAACGACCTGAAACCCATCCAGGTCAAAATTCTTCCCAAGTTCCAATACTTCATCACCATCGGCTTTAATTGGAGTTGTTTCCGGTTCATCGTTTGCAACCGCTGTAGCAGGAGCATCTTCAACATTTTTCAGAAGCTCTGCCAAAACATCTCTGTTTTCATTATCAGTCATGTTATTCCTCCTGCAGCGATACGCCGTTTAATTCTTGTCTGATGTAACTTCGCAGTTCATCAAAGCCGGTCACGCTGACTTTCTTTCCTGTTTCGTAGAATTGTCCTTCCAAGCGTAGCATCCAGTCCGATTCACTTTGACTGTCCAATGCCGAGATGGATTGTTCGTGTAAATAGAATTGCTTTCCGAATGATGTCGTCCATTCCTTGGGAATTGCGCGGATATGTTTGCCGGAAGGGGTCAATGGATGTAACGCATCTCCGTTTTCGGTATCCTGTTTCGGTAATATGTAGGATTTGAAATACGCTTCGGAGTTTATAGCGTCAAAAATATATGCCAGTTCATTTCCGCTCTCGTACAGGGAGCCAATGATGCGATACTTATATTCATTGTTCCAACCGAAGAGCGAAAAAAGCGTATCGCTGAATGCTGCCGATGAAATGTGCCTGGGTTGATACTCTTTTCCGTGGGTAAGGGTGGAAAACAATACTCCGCATCGATTTGATTTATCTGTCGGTCGAATAGCAAACTTCCGCTCGATTGGGTTGATGAGCAATTCCACATAGTTTCTTTCACCGAACTTTCGAACGCAGTCGATGCCGAATTTGATACGCTTACTTTCAAAAGTGACTGACGGTCGGCTTGAGAAATCAAAGAATTCTGCTCGTGTAATTTCAAAACCGCGAAGGTCAAAATCGCCCGGCTCAACCTCAACCTTTATCGTTTCTTCCGGCTTGGGTTGAGGTTCGG